CCCGAACAATACGTGATCAGAGACGTGAATTTAAATTTCAAAGATTTAATTGCAACCACTCCATTTCAAACCAATGGCAATGTCACAGCAGGCGGCGCTGGTTATTTGACCGGTGGTGTCAGAGGCATGGTGGGTATGAGCCCAGAACAGACTGGCACAAGATTCACCACCAATCTCAAAGAAATCGCAGTGAACGCTGAACATGTGATACATTTGAGTTTGAGTGAAGGCCTAGACAATAATTTCCCATTTGGAAATTCATTGTTGGAATCCATATTTAAAGTGTACAAACAAAAAGAATTATTGGAAGACGCAATTATCATTTACAGGGTGCAAAGAGCTCCAGAGAGACGTGTGTTCTATGTGGACGTGGGTAACATGCCCAGTCACTTGGCCATGCAGTTTGTGGAAAGAGTCAAAACAGAAATTCATCAGCGACGTATTCCATCCAGCACAGGTGGTGGAACCAATGTGATAGATTCTGCCTACAATCCATTATCCATCAATGAAGACTTTTTCTTCCCTCAAACAGCAGAAGGTCGTGGATCTAAAGTGGAAACACTGCCAGGCGGTACAAACCTTGGCGAAATTGATGATTTAAAATACTTTACCAATAAACTGTTGCGTGGATTGCGTATTCCCAGCTCATACTTGCCCACAGGTCCAGATGACAGCAATGCACAATACACAGACGGTAGAGTGGGCACTGCATACATACAAGAATTGAGATTCAACAATTATTGTGAAAGATTACAAAATTTAGTGGCAGATGAATTCAACAACGATTTTAAAAAATATCTATTGGAAAAAGGTGTGAACATTGACGTGGGTATGTTTGACATCAAGTTTCAAACTCCACAGAACTTTGCTTCATACAGACAAGCAGAATTGGACAACAACAGAATACAAACATTCAGCCAAGTGGCAGCACTGCCCTACATCAGCAACAGATATGCGCTGATGAGATTTTTGGGCATGAGTGCAGATGAATTGGCTGAAAATGAAAGATTATGGCGTGAAGAAAATGACGAGAAATTCAAAGTGAAACCCACCACTTCGGCTGCCGAAATGAGAAGTGCTGGTATTACATCTGCCAACATACAGCAAGATTTAGCAGCTCAAGAACCTGAAACCACTGCTCCAGTGGAGCCCACTGACACTGCTGCAGCAGACACAGCCACTCCAGGCCAAACACCCACCACATAAGCATAAATAATTTCATGCAACTGCGTGAAATCTTCTATTTTGACAAAAATGACTTGAACACTGCGGATCACAAAATGTACGATCCCAAACATGATCAGTCTATCATAGGTGTCACAGACACACGCAAAACTCGTTTGACTCTGAAACAGATCAACCGCGCTCGCAAAGCCAGTGAATTTCACAACAACGAACAGCAAAAAGATCTGGAGTTTGTGAGACAGATGTACAGTATTGCCAGCAGTCAACCCGCAGCCTAACTGAAACAGCCACCCCATGGCCAAATTGGACAAATCCTTATACACCAAAGATGAGTGGAGAATCCTCAAACATCAGCGTAATCAAAGCAAAGCACTGCATAGGGCATTAAAAACTGGTGAACCCATACCTAACCCCACACCTACACCCACAATAACTCCCACACCCGTGCCCACTCAAACAAGACCGCCTTTGGAAGGCAACATTGCTTTTGTGTTGGGCAATGGTCTCAGTCGTAAAAATATACCATTGGATCATCTGCGTGAATGGGGCAGAATCTATGGTTGCAATGCACTGTACCGAGAGTTTACTCCGGACTTTTTGGTGGCCGTGGATGCCAAAATGGTCACAGAGATCTGCGAAAACAACTGGCAGCTCAAACATCCTGTGTGGACCAATCCCAACAAAAACATGGAGAAATACAAAGGTCTTAACTTTTTTAAACCCAGTCAAGGCTGGAGCAGCGGCCCCACAGCACTGTGGCTGGCCACGCATCATGAGCACCGAACGTTCTATATCTTGGGTTTTGACTATGTGGGCACAGAAGAAGGCAAGCTCAACAACCTCTATGGCAGCACACGCAATTACCGTAAAATCACAGATCCAGCCACCTATCATGGCAATTGGCTGCGTCAAACCGGCATTGTGATACAGAAAAACCCCAAAAATCAATACATTAGGGTGGTGTCAGATGATCGCAAAGGGTTTCAGGCTGAGGAATTTCAAAGACATCACAACTATTCCGAAATGATTGTGAGTGATTTTCGCAATGCGTTTTGCAGACCCCGACCTGTGCAAAATTAGTCAAAATCGACCTATATCTGCCCACTTTTGACTAAATTTGTTAAATAAAGGTGACAGCCTTATCAAAACAACTAACCGTCAAGGAGACATACAAATGTCAGACAACTCAAACAATAAATTCGAGCAAATGCTTGAAAAACTTACCGCAGATGACAGAACCGGAGCTGAAGCCCTATTTCACGAAATAGTGGTTGAGAAGTCACGTTCGATCTACGAAAATTTATTAGAGACCGACCTTGCTGATATCGCAGTGGAAGAAACTTCAACTGAAGAAACCCCTGTAGAAGAAGCAAAAAAAGACAAAGAAATGAAAAAAGCAGACAAAGAAGATTCTAAAGAAAAAGAAGAAATGAAAAAAGAATCTACTGAAGAAGTTGCCGCTGAAACAACTCAAGAAGTTGCTCCAGTAGCAGTGGCTCCAGTGACTGCTGAAGTTGGCGGAGATGCCACAGACGACATGATCGCTGACATCGAAGACGACAAAGATGCTGAAGACAAAGGTGACGAAAAACCTGCGGCTGCAGACATGGAAGACAAAATTGTTGATTTAGAAGATGCAGTGGAAGAACTTAAAGCTGAGTTTGAAAAATTAATGTCAAACGATGGCGACAAAGACAGCGAAGGCGAAGAAAAAGCTGAAAAAGAAGCTGTAGCAACTGAAGTTCAACCCAATGCAGAAGTAGTAGCACCAGTGGCAACTGCCGAAGTAGCTGCACAACCAGCAACATCTGAAATCAAAAGCGACAGAGAAAGAATGAGAGAATACGTGGACAAAGTGGCAGTGAAACACACTGACGGTTCGGACAACGCAAAATCTCCAACTCCTAAGCAAGCGAAAGCAATGGGCGGCAACGCAGTTGATTTCGTTGGTTCAGAAGAAAAAGGTAGACCAGCTCCAAAAGCGGAGTTGAATGACGCAGGCAACATTAATACGCCAGGCGCATCTATCAAGTTGGCAAAAGCCAAAGGACCAGAAACTGCTGACAAGTCAGACAATACAAAAAGTATATTGGCTAACAAGAAGTAAAGTTAAGGACTTATAAAATATAAGATGTTTACATTACGCGAAACATTGACATTCGACCAAGCAGGTTTGGTCGTGGAGTCTACAGAAGACAAGAACGGGGGCAAGAGCCTTTACATGAAAGGTATCTGCATTCAAGGTGGTGTCAAAAACGCCAATCAAAGAGTGTATCCTGTGAGTGAAATCAGTAGAGCTGTCAACACACTCAACGATCAGATCAAAGGTGGTTATTCAGTGTTGGGCGAAGTGGATCATCCAGAAGGACTTAATATCAATTTGGACCGTGTGAGTCACATGTTATCAAGCATGTGGATGGATGGCCCAAATGGTCATGGCAAACTAAAAATATTACCTACGCCTATGGGACTCTTGGTTAAAACTATGCTGGAAAGCGGAGTTAAACTGGGAGTTTCATCGCGTGGATCAGGCAACGTCAAAGAAGACGGGTCTGGACAAGTGAGCGATTTTGAAATCATCACTGTGGATATAGTGGCTCAACCGTCAGCTCCGGGAGCCTATCCTACACCAATTTATGAACATCTTTTGAACACAAAAGGTGGTTATAGAGCTTTAAACATCGCAAGGGACACACAGGCACAAGAATACTTAAAGGAACAACTGGTGAATATCATCAGTAAACTCCGTTAAACTAATTAGGAGAAAACATAATGTTAGATGCACTGAAATCGCTTTTTGAAAACAACGTTGTTTCCAAAGAGATCAGAGCCGAAATAGAAACAGCTTGGGCAGCCAAAGTGGAAGAAAACAAAGTGGCAGCCACAGCAGAACTACGCGAAGAGTTCGCCAAGAAATATGCACAAGACAAACAGCAAATGATTGACGCTGTGGACAAACTTGTTACAGAAAAATTGGCAACTGAGATTGCTGAGTTTGCAGATGATCGCAAACAATTGGCAGATCAGACAGCACAATACGCAGTGAATATGAAACAACATTCAGAGTCATTGAAAAATTTTGTGTTTGAAAGACTTGCAGCGGAAATTCAAGAACTACACGCAGATCAAAAAGTTGTGTCTGAAAATTTCAGCAGACTTGAAGAGTTTGTGGTAGAGGCTCTATCGAAAGAAATAGCAGAGTTTCATCAAGACAAACAAGACCTAGCAGAAACCAAAGTACGTCTGATCAGAGAAGCCAAAGAGCATTTTGCTAAAGTTCGCAAGACCTTTATCGAAAAAAGTTCTAAAGTGGTATCTGAAACAGTTAGCAAAGTTCTTACCAAAGAAATTGGCCAGCTGAAAGAAGACATTGATTCTGCTCGTAAAAATGACTTTGGACGCAGATTGTTTGAGACATTTTCAGAAGAGTATGCTTCGAGCTACTTGAATGAAAAATCTGAAACATCTAAACTTCTAAAAGTGGTCAAGATTAAAGACCAACAAATAGAAGATGCGAAAAAAGCTGCACAAGAGAACGCTAAATTGATTGAAGCCAAAGATGCCGAGATCAAATCAGCGAAAGATGCAGCAGAGAGATCAGCAGTTATTGGTGAGCTTACAGCTCCTCTTAACACTGAGCAAAAAGAAATAATGAAAAACTTACTGGAATCAGTTCAAACAGCAAAATTAAGATCAGCGTTTGACAAGTACATGCCATCAGTAATCAACGGCGGTACAGCACCAGCGAAGAAACAGGCTTTAAAAGAAGGCACAGAAATAACAGGCGACAAAACACAAACTAACGTTAGACAGGTGTTTGACAGCAATATATTTGCTATCAGAAGACTTGCCGGTTTATAAACAAAAACAAATAGGAGACAAATAAAATGTCAGAACTAACAGAAGCACGCTGGTCAGAAACAAAAGCAGCATTGTTAGAAGGGCTAAAAGGTAACAGAAAATCTGTTATGGATGTGACTCTTGAAAATACTAGAAAGTATATCAATGAATCAGCATCAACTGGAGCTACTTCTGCAGGTAACGTTGCTACTCTAAACAGAGTAATTCTACCAGTAATAAGACGGGTTATGCCAACTGTTATCGCCAACGAATTAGTAGGCGTGCAGCCAATGACTGGCCCAGTGGGACAAATCCACACGTTAAGAGTAAGATA